TCCCAGCCTCCTATTTTTTCTGGAGAACCATATCTAAATCTAACATTGTTACCATCAAACCACTGCCCTTCGGCACCTAATTCAGTAACTTGTTTATTGTATCCTGGAGCAAAGCCTAATTTTTGTAACATATAAAAACCTGTTTATTAGGTGTTATATCAGATTGTAGTGAAATTCAATAGATTAAAGCAAGGGGATTTCGTGGTGGGTCCTCCCCCTGCGAGTGTAAAGTATAAACTATTTGCTTGATATAGTAAAGTTTTTAAAAAAATTTGGTAACCCAAGAAAAGGTCTTTTATCAAATTTATTTTCTTTTGCTGTTTTAGAATTTGTTTTATTATAATGTAAAAACACCTGTCCACAATCTTTACCTTTAAATTCTTCACGCCAATGTTCTAAATCACAACCAGAATAAATTAACATATCACCCGGCTTTAAATTAATTTCTATTCCAGCTTGTCCTTTTCTTCCAGTTGGATCTAAATATATAGACCACGGCTCTCCACCTAAATTTAACGTTGTAGATATTTCACATGAATATCTATCTTTGTGTCTAGCTAAGACATCTCCTTTTTTATAGATTCTTGCATAGGAATAAGTAGGACTTAACTTTATTCCAGTGTGTTTTTCCATAACCGGTTTTACTTCTTGTAATAAAGTTTCCATTACTATGTCACTATAGTGTGAATAAGTATTTGGAACTTGTTCATCATTCCATACACCATACTCTGTGTTAAATGGAGATAAATACTTTTGATCAAATAAAAATTTTGCCGTGTTTCTTTTATTTAAAAAATATTTATAAACAAAATCTGCTAACTCTGTTGAGATTGCTTTTTTTAAAACAGTGTATTTATTTTTTTTAAAACTCATATTGTAGCAAACCATCCTGTCATTATTATTTTTTCTTTATTTACAACTTGACTTTTGTGTGTATGTGTAAAATCTGTAGGCCAAATTAAAGTAAGACCTTTTTTAGAAGGTGTAGTAATTTTTTGATATTTAAATTTAGTACCCCCGTTTTCTATATCGTTTAAATATGTCATAAAAACTAAAACTCTTCTTGAAACTATTTTACCAGATCTTTCAAAATGAAATTTTTTAAATCCACCTTTTTTCGAATACTTTTGAATATTAGATCCTGAAACAGCAAATTTATCATATCTATTTACTTCAGGGTATCTTTTCATATATAAATTTAAAACTTTTTGTAAAGCTTGTTGGTACTCAATAATTTCTTTATCATAATTATTTGGTTCAATAGTTAGATCCATCGAATCTTTAACTGACTTATTTACTTTTTTATCTCCTATGGTTCCATGTATAACATGTAAATTAAATTCATTATAATAAGATATTAATTTGTCACAAATTTTTTTAGGAATAAACCATCCACCAATAAAACTTTCTTTAGGTAATTTATATTCTTTAATCATATTATTTAAATGGATATCCTAAATTCCAAATTACTAAACTGTTTCTTTCTCCACTTTTTACAGGACATACCCTATGCCATACAAAACTAGGGAATACAACTAAAGAACCTTTTGGCAATATTTCTGTACATTTTCTTATATTTAATTTTTTATCGGGGTCATTATTTCTAAAATCAAATTCTAATTCTCCTCCTTTATATTCTTTTGGATTTGATAAAGTAACTGTCACTGAAAGTTTTCTAATTTTTCCGTGAGTAGTAGGGTCTCCTTGTTTTTGATAAGGTCTGTCCCAGCTATCACAATGCCAGTCGTAGTATTGTCCTTTTTTATATTTTGTAAATTGACAAGATTCAGAATGATTCCAATCAAAATTCCATCCAGCATTTTTATTTGCGTTATGAATATAGGGGTGAATTTCTTTATAAATCCACTTATCATCCATCCAAACAACATCTGAATTTCTTTTCTTTTTTAAATTTACTATTTGTTTTTTGTTTAGTTTTTTATTATCATAACCACCCGTGACTGCTATTTGATCTTGTAATTGATGACCATATTTAACAATATCATCACATATATGTTCTGGAATAGCTGATTTAAAATACCAATAATAATTAAACAGATTCATAAGTAATTGTTTGAATAAAGTTTAAAGAATTTTTTTGATTATTAGTTAGGTAATACATATTAGTAGAGGGAAACATAATAAACATATTGTTTTTTAATTCTATGTCCCAACTTCTACCTTTACGTCTATTATCTTCATAGTGTATTCTAACCATACAATCTTTAACTTTTACACCATAGAGTAATGTAAAGTCTGGAGAGTTACGTAGATCCACCGGATCAATATTTAATAATGGAATTGTAGTCTCGCTGGGTTTATATATATTTCCCCATGTTTCTTTATTAATTAATTTAACGTTATGTTTTAAATGTATATGATCAACCACATAAGTTGTTAGCTTGTCCCAAGTTCTACAAAAAGGAAATTTTTTATTATCAAAAGAACATTGTAAAATATAATGAGATAATTCATTACAATCTATTTCCCAATTTTTTGGCATTGATACATCACCAAAATATAATGCCTGCTCACTTAATACTTTCTTTTGCATACCACCACTATTTTTAATTTATATTATAGTATTTGTCAAATCCCACGTCTGCCCTATTTCATTCCACTGATATCTCCAATGATGGGTAGCCGGTGTAGTTAAATCTCCGTTTTCGTTAAATCTTGCACTACTGTTTTGTAATTCTTGTTCATCTGTTAATGTTGGAGCATCACCAATTGGTGATTGCCATCTAGCTTCTGAAATATTTTTTACCCAAGATGCATGAGGTTTTTGGCCCCAAAAAATTTGATTTTCTGAATCCCAAATAAAACCTATACCTGCGTAATTTCCTCTAAAGGGTGTACCACCATTTTTGTGAGTATTATTAATTGTATTGTATGAAGTTTGAATCCATTGTTCTGCAGGCCAATTGTTGTGTTGCTCTAAATATTGTTGTCCAACAGTTTCATCTTCAACACCGTTAGAGTCATGCATATCTTCATTGTTTAATGTAAGCACTGTTAATACTTCTTTTGTTTCTGATATTTTTGCAAAATGTGCCATATTAATCCTTATTGAAATTTATACCTTATTATTACTACCCCTGATCCACCTTGACCAACGGGTGAACTATCATCAGATGCTCCTCCACCACCACTACCTGTGTTGACTGATCCGTCACCACCTGCTCCATTAAATCTTGCTTCTCCACCATTACCACCACCACCTGTACCGCCGCCACCACCGCCAGAATTACTTGCTCCACCGCCACCACCACCTGCTCTTGCTGTTGGTGTTCCATTAATTGAAGTTACTGAACCATTTCCAGCTTGCCCACCTACCGGCCCACCAGCTGAACCTGCATTATTTGCTCCACCGCCACCACCACCTGCTCCGGGTCCTGGAAAAGTCTGGACACCATTTCCACCATTTGTACCTTGAGCTGGACTAACGGGAGGTGTGTTTCCTGTACCACCATTTGTTCTTCTTCCACCACCACCAGCACTTCCACCATTTTGTCCTTGATTGCCATCATCTGTTCCACCAAAACCACCCCCAGCAGATTCTATTCCAAGGCCACTTGAAACACCACCATTAGAGTAAGAATTAGGGTGTCCAGTTCCACCGGCACCTATTACTATTGGATAACTTCCTGGAGCTATTTCTATAGATGTAGATGAGGCTAAAGGACTAGCTGTATAGGGACCTGAAGTTGCATCAACATGTGATTCTCGATAACCCCCTGCTCCAGCACCTCCACCACCATATGCTCCACCACCGCCACCACCAGCGATTACCAGATAATCAGCTACAGCAAGGGCTCCTGCTCCTGCTGAAACAGCAAAAGTACCTGGTCCATTAAATGTATGAACTTTAAAGTTAGTATCAACAGTTGTAATTGTTCCACCGGTTGCTGCAATAAATGCATCAGCATCTCCACCAGAACCAAATCCTAAGACTTGATAACCAAAAGATTTACCTTTTTTAGATTGTATATTTTTTGTGTTCTTACTTGATGTAAGTTTATTTTTTAAATCTCTCATATTCTAATTCCTTATGCGTCGTTAGCAGCGTCAGTAGTAAAGAATATTTTAATACCTAAAAGTCTTGCTACTCCGGTATACGTATCCGCACCTGCGTTTGCATCTCTAAATATTTGAAAGTAAGTTTGTTGATCTACTGCAGGAGAACCAGCAATTGTAACTGCAGAACTTTCTGCTGAAACTTGTTGATCTTCTACTGTTCCAATACCAGCATCTGTAATATTTACTGCTGTTCCAAAAGCAGCGTCGATAGTATCGCCATCACCAACTGCCACACCTTGTAATCCAAATATACAGTTTCCTGTATTTGTAGTGCTTGGTGTCCAAAAACATTGATAAGTTATTGTACCTTCATTCCATGATTTAGGGAATGCTACTGAAAATTGTGCATGGTCATCTGCACCATCTGCAAAGTCCATAACTTTCATATCTGGTCTTAAAGCTGTTGTTTCTACTTGCTGTGGATCTGCACCATTAGTTGTTGCTGCATACATAGCTGAAGCCGGAACCCACATAGTTTCTTTTCCTGCAATTTTAACTGCAGCGGTTGCACTTTTAAGTACACCTGCTCCTTTAGGGTTTAAATTTATATCAACATTAGTTTCACCTGTTGCTGAAAGAATAGGGCCATTGCCTGTTGCAGCATTAGCTAGTGTTAATTCATTAACCGCTGAACCTGTAGCTGTTAAAAGTAATAATTCGTTTCCGCTAGTATCTAAAATGGAAGTTCCAATTTTAGGTGCTGTTAAAGTTTTGTTTGTTAAAGTCTGTGTTCCTGTAAGAGTTACATCACCACTTCCAAATCCTACATCAAAAACTCCAGTGTTTGTTGCAACACCATCAAGATAAATAAGTTTGTATCCTTTATCAGTAGCTGAAAAAGTAACTGTTGCACCTGAACCAGATACAGCTTTTAATTGTACTGTGTAAGCACCCGATGTACCATTTTTAATAATATAAAAATTTTCTGTAAGTAAAGGAAAAGCTATAATTCTGTTTCCTGATATTGATCCTGTTAATTCTATAACTCTTTGTTGAGCAGTACCTGTTAAAGCACCATCTGCAATAGTTAAAGTTGTAGTCCCTGCGCCACCTGCAGTAGAAACTTCTAGAACACCACCTGTAAGTTGTTCAATAAGACTTAAATTTGCGTTTGTTTTTGTTCCCCATTGACCAGCGTTTTCGCCGGTTGCCATTAATTCTATGCCGAGATCCGTAAATGTTGATGCCATAATTTTGTTCTCCTATTAAGCTGCGTGGTTAACG